GTCTCGATTTACAGCCGCTAAGACGGCATATATCTTGTAGATTTAGTGCGAAAGCACTAATAACTTTATGTTTGTTAATACTTCGCACTAAATCTAGAATCTTAAATTATGTAAACTTATTTCAACAAACTTACAATCTGTTCAAGTGCCTGTGTTGGAATGTTTTCATCCCTAAATGAAGAGAATCCGTTTTCAGTCATAATGTCTTTAATTTGTTCTTTTACTTCTTTTGACTGAACAGAGAATTTATCTTGAATTTCAGAAATCAGTTTTACATTTACCACTTCATCTACTTTTGTAGCTTTTCGATTTTCAATATATTTTTCTACTTCCTTTTCCTTGTTCTTAGCTTCTTTTGCCTCCTCCTTTTTGCTCTCGTCTACTGTCTTTTCCCCTTTGCTATGCTCTGCCATAATAGCATCATTGATTGCCTTAATCAAAGCATCAGAATCCATAGGAATATTATCTACAATATCGGCAAATCGAGATTTAGAATCAATACTGTAGTTATCATCACGGAAAGAAATTCGCCGTGATTCTTCCGCTACCTTGCGCTTAACAATATCCTGTTTAGTGGCAATATTCTTTTTCCCTGTCTTTTCTTTTACAATCTTTCTATCAACATAAGCTACACCTAGAAAATCCAACTTAGTTTTAATTGCATTGAAATACTTCTGACTCATATTAGTGGTCAAGATAGAATAAGATTCTCCTGTTGCCGCATCATCAATCTCTTTATTCTTTACATGACCAATCATGATGAATGAAACTCCAACCTTTTTGAGTTCCCACAACTTATCAAGAATAATTTCACTTACCTTATCCATACCTTTGCCAAAACCACCAAATGCAGCATTAATAGAGTCAACTCTTTTATCTGGATTGGCGCGATTATGCATACGGACAACTTCTGGTTCTGCAATTTCTACAAGCTGATCATATGTATCAAGTCCAATTACTTTCAAATTTTTATAATCGGTAGCCTTATTTTCAATTACATCATCAACAAAATCAGAAAATGTGTCCCAATCTGGAATTTCAGCAGAAACAATTCCATTAATAGCTTTATGGCCATCTTCTTTGCCAATGTCTAGCATAATATAACCATCATCACCAACAAGCTTTTCACAAAATTCCTTAATCGTTGTAGACTTACCAATACCACTTTCGCCAATCAATCCGATATTATAAGCAAGTGGATTAATTTTAATCTCAACTTTTTTACCATATTTTCTACTCAATACACATTTCTCCTTTTATTTTTAATATTTTAACAATACATTAGAACAAAGAACTTTCATCTAAATCTGATTCATCAATTTGTTTGGATTCTAATTTTTTCTCATTTTTAGATTCTTTACTTGCCTTTACAACATCATCAATCTTTTCATCTTTAATTGGTACATAAATATTATCCTCAAACTCACGTTCATTGAAATCTGATTGTAACATTCCGTCAACAAAATTACCAGTTAGTTTAGGCAAAAACAATCTAAATTCTTTAATATTTGAACCAAAAATTGAACCTCTCGGTCTAAAATCATCAACTACTTTAAGTCCAAGTTCAACTTGTTCATGCTGTGCATTAGTCAACATTGATTCATCAAATGGCTTTTCTTCTGCTCCATTAATCATTACAATTTCCCACGGAATATGCATAATTTTTTTATTTTTAATATCAAGATATTTCATCTTGTATTCATATAATTTTTTCTGCTTTTCATTATCCATATCATAAACAGAAGCATTAAAAACAAAATCCATTGGTACAAATTTTAAACCATTATCCTTATCAATATACTGATTAAGATAACCGTTCAAATATCCTTTACCGGAATCTTTCATATCTGCTTTATCAAATGACTCATTGTTATAATAAATATCCATTAGCAAACCAAGTCTATTATGGCGATCATCATCATCTGCAACACCATAAACATTTTCAATACTGAAATGGTTATAGAATTTATCTTTGTATGGATTACGATTAAACTGTCCAGTAACATATACTCGACCTTTATATTTTGGCAACCATTCATGCAAAAACTCAATCATATCATACTGGGTGATAAAATCATTTCTACCACCGTATTCATCACCGAGATTAACAGTAAACTTCTTGTAGTTTGCAACCTGTTTAACAGTTTCTTCATCAAAACGGTCATCCCAAGGAACTTCAATCTTTTCATTGTCCGTTGACATTGTTTTGATAGTATCATTCTGCGAACCAAAGGCTTCAACAAAACCCATATTATGGTCTGATTCTTTAATTCCGAAATTCAAACGTGCGGACTGGCCTCTCTCATTTTTGAAAATCTGATAGAATGGTTGTTTTGCCTTTTCGTTTGGCAAGAACAATTCTCCCATAAAATGAAATGTATTACGATAGCTACTCAATAATCATTACTCCTTTGAATTTTAATATTTATATGTAAACAACTTAATGTTGATTGCAATTTGGACAGGAACTTGGTGTAAACCAATTATATCCTTCAAATTCTTTTCCACAATAGCAACAAACCGTTCTTTGTGGCTTTTCAATCTCAATATAGCCACAATTTTTATTGCTACAAGTATATGTATGAGTTTTAGAACAATAATTCAATGTATCTTTACCACATTTAGGACATTCAAACATCTTTATTATCTTCCTCTTTTTCTTTATTAATTTTCTCTAAATCCTCACAAAATTTAACAACTCCCTTAATCCTTTCTTCTGGTTCTAGCCCTTCATTATTTAATAATTTTACGATTGTTGAAGATAAAAATTTCACTCCTTCACAATATCCAGCAAATGCAACAATTTTATCGTGGGTCTGCTGTTTTGTTTCTTCCATTCTCTCACCTCTTAATTCTATTATATACTTTTAGTTTTATCATTGCAAGTTAATTACGAAATATTTTTAGAATTATCACAAATAAATTTTGCAAGATAGATTGTGTGATCTATTTTATTGACTCAATAAATCCAAATTTACAATGACACATATCTAAATGTTTTATGTAAATATCTTTTTTATCATCATTTGTAAAATAATAACAAAAACCTAATTTCCCTGCTTCTTCCTCATTCTTTAACTGAATAGCATTAAATGTCCCTCTAGGTGTTTTGATTAACTGTTTCATATGTATTATCTCCTTTAATATTTTTAATATAATTATTATAGTATTAGAAGAGATAAAAGTCAATACATCTTTATTAAATTAATATTATTGCTTTAATATTTTACACCTATAAAATCAAGAATTTTGCCTATGCCTAATTTATGTATGCAATAATCATATTGCTTTGGATGAGTAACTTTCATACGCTGAAATCTATTAGGTTCTTTTTCGCATTGAATACCATAACAGCAAAACATACAACCAGTTCTTTCTGCTCCTGTTGTTTCCAATTTGCCTTTTCTGTTTTTAATAATATCACCATATATACTTGCATAAGGAATTTTATATGTAATTAAATATTGCAATACATCCTGTTCTGTCCAAAAACTCATTGGATTTGATTGTGGATCATTATTATCAAAAGCATTGCAACCTGATTTCAACCAGTTTTGTTTTCGTTCTCGACTTTCACATGTCATTGTAGCGAGAATAGCTTTTTTATTTGTTTCTTTTTTGTATTTTTTAGCAGGACGTTTTTTCATTATATTACAGCATTGATTTGAAATTGGAATATCACTATCTTTTAGAAAATCCCATTTATTTAAGCACCATTGCATACCATATTTTTTACAATAATCACTATTTGGATTAAATTTATCTGCCGTTTTACCATCAGGTTTTCGTCTTGCAACAGCAATATCTCTACTAACTTCTTTACTTATTATTGGATATCCATACTTTTTAAGTACTTCGTAAAAACTTAATTCTGGTTTAAGCCATGTTACATTTTCTTTAGTTTTAACAAAATCTCTGATTTCAGGATATTCAAGCCCTGTATCAACATATACTGCTTCTATTTCTGGATAAGATTGTCTTACAATATCTAATAGTACCGTAGAATCTTTTCCACCGCTAAAAGATACATAAACATTTCCTTCGTAATGATTATACCACTCATCAATACGAACTTTTGTAGCTTGAATCTTTTGTTCAAGCGTTAATGATTGCAATGCTTTGAGTTGCTCTTTTGTATGTATTTTATTACAAGCAAAAATAAGTTCAAATGCTTCTTGATCTGTCACTTATCTATCTCCTTTAATATTTTGTCACATGAAATGTGTATTTTATCTTGTATTATTATTCAAGCATATCTCCGCAATATGTTCACATAGTTTATCTGGAATTTTTGATCGTTCAATTGCACCTTTTAAGCCTTGTGTCCCTGTTCTACTTCCTCTAGGAGCTGCTTCGTGACAAGAATCTCCATTATGACTCATTGGTAGAAAATCAGGATTTGGATGGTTAGTCCAAATATCAGTAGGCTTCATTCTTGTATCTCCATATTTATCATATGTAACTGTATGTCTAGGTAAATTCTGCATAAATGTCATTTTTCTTAATCCGCCTCTTGGATTTTCTATAAACCAATATGTAGGATTTAATTCTTTTATAAGAGCTATAGTATGTTTGACTAATTCATCAGATTGTTTTGCAAATTCACTTTTGGGAGCTAAGTTCCCATTGTCTTCTTTGTATCTGTGATGGGATATTCCTGCAATTGAATAAGTTGTACAAGGTGGGCTTGCCCAAATTACATCTGGATGACCAAATCTATCAATAATATCCTGTGCCGTAACATCCATAATATCTACATACCAATCTATATTTTTATGCTTTTTATCAAGTTCAATGGTATATGTTTCATATCCATATTTCTCAAACGCTCTTGCTATAGACCTTGTTCCACTAAATAAATCTAAACATTTAATATGTATCTATCTCCTTTAATATTTTGTCACATGAAATATGTATTCTATCTTATTCAAATATAACGATCATACTTGGGAACGGAGCCGGTGATAGTTTGAAATTTCCATCTTCTCGATACGAAGGTAACATTCTATTGAGAAATTTAAGTCTACCTCTAATAAAAATGGTTTTAGCTTTTGGGTTATTATATATGTAATCATGGAACCATGAAGTATCTACTCTAGCAGGGATTAGCATTACAATTTTAGTATTATTATTTATATTCTCGTCATAACACTTCTTTATCCATTTTTTAATAGCTCTACCATAAGGAGGATTAACAAACACTATTTCTCCTGACCAATCTTTAGATAATCCATCTGTTTCTATGGTGTAATATTTAGCACATTTATGATTGTAATCAGTAGAACAAGGATCAAGAGTAAAATGATACTTGTTGTTAAGTTTATTAAACAAATCTTGTGGCGTTTCCCATTCAT